CGCCACGCGGCGTAACACGGGGAGAACCAATGCAGGTAATGTGGTATAGTAACAGTAGCGGGAAAACCACTGTTGACATCAATACCTTTCGGATCAAATCCAGGCCAATGACCTATGGCCTTGTCGCGCAAATTAGTTTGCGTTATAGTACCTGCTGTTGGGGCTCCAAAAACCCACGTACGGTGATGTACATAACGACGCATTAAGTCTCGTAGACTTTTTGGCGATTCCCCGAAATAGACATTCATAGTCTGATCGATCTCTTTAGAAGTAACTGCTATATCCTGAATCCCCCCAGGGTCTACAGGTATATCAGTTGCTCCCATAGTAGTCCCAGATGGAGCTTCTTCTATTGTTCCAGATTGCGGACAGTAGCCGGTATAACCGGTACTCCGACGCTTATATTCAGACAAGGGCTTGTCCTTTAATGAAGGTAAAGCTGCACTCTCCTCCCTATCCTCAGGGATAGTTGTTAATGGATCGCCTAGCTCTGGGAACAAAGAATATAGATGAAGTGTGGAAGGATTTGGCGAAGCAAACTTGATATCAGGCACACAAGAGACATAGACATTAAAAGAAATATCCGTGTCTGGTGCTGGCGCTACCAAGCTATTCACGACATCCACTTCCAGTATTCCATTCCATTTGTTGTCAAATGAGGTTGATAAACGCGAAGTATTATGAATAGTGTCGACTCTGACAGGTAACATAACCTCAGTCTGCAACCAAGGTTGAGACTGACCCCATCCTATGACCACTTCAAAATCATCCTCTTCAGCCAAATCAATCACTCGCGAATATACAGTATTATATTCGACAGTGCTACCATGCGATTTAGGATCCCAACGCAAAAGAATTCTTCCTTTATGGAAATTACTCTTGACAGCTTGAAATCTAAACTTTATGGAACCCTGCCAATACTTAAACGCCTGCGCTAAATAGCACATCGGGGTGGCGTGTAATTCCGCGCTCACTCCTGGAACAGAATCATATAGGGAAGGACCCACTCTACAGTTCCACAAAAGGGTATCGGGAGCTTGCGTAGAGGTCATGGAAAAATTGGTTAAGTAAGATTCACGACATGCGAAATCTACTATACCCATTTGATCTTGACCATCTAGTCCAACCGTTCTAGAATCTATTGTCAACTCCTGCTTTGAATCTAAAGACAACTTATTAACAGCGTCAGCTGCATCCGTATTGGATAAATTACCAGTAGGACTAGGTTTTTGTAAAACCATGTCTGTAACTACTGGTGGTCGCGAATATCCAAAGTTAGATGCCATTTGACCGACACCTTTAGCCATCATCTCAGTAGCTCTTGCATACGGTGCTATACTAGGTAAATTAGTGAGAGCCCCTGCTGCATGAGCTATTGCCGAAGCAGGTTTAGAAATGATCCCCTTGCCGTATTCGTCACTTGCAGCATTCATTTTCCCAGACTGGGGTGAATAGTCGCGTGCTGCAAGAGCATTAAGACTAGTCGGGACAGTTAGAGTAACATCTGATGCCCATACGAACACGGTTACAGTGACTGGATCATCTCCTCCATTTGCGTGCTTAAGGTTGCCAAATGACTTTGCCACAAGTTCCCCCATCATGGATGAATCATTATCTGTCAAGGATATATAATTATTGTGGTAGAAAAATGGCATGTCAATCTGACCACCCGAGTTATTTGTAGGGTTCAAGAATATATGAGGTTTCTGAGACGCTCCGATAATATCTTTGTCCAAGAAATTCCTCTCCACCGTCACTTCATCATACAAATAGGGATTGTAAGATACAATAGCCCTGCCATAGTGAAATCCTGTTCCTGAAATAACAAATTTGGCATGCAAATTCATACGCAACAATTCATAATAAGATGTTTTCTCTTTAACTCTAGCATTTGCTAAGAACAATTCCCACGGGTTAAATCTCTCAAACAAAGGCTGTCCAACGACCCACTGAGTTTCAAGAACTTTAACGGGCCGACCTAAGAAATCTCCTAAATCTGAATCGTTGTTGTTGGCTAAGTTATACGTAGCGTCGCGACTCTCCGTTATGG